CAGTTTTGTTCTTGTAAGTCACGTAACATATTTTGAAAGTTAGATATGCCGGGTACTCCCATATTGAAAGCTAAATCCATCATAACTAATTTAGGTCTAGGGGGTAAATCTTCAAACCAATCCCATCTAGCTTGCAGTTCTTCTTGTACTATTTTGATGTCGTTAGCAAGAAGTATCATAGCTTCATCCTCTGATATACCTCTATCGTCAAGGTTTCTGCCTACTCCGATGGTAGTTTTACCACTCGTGCATAAGTAGGGTTTTGTCGTTAGACCTTCAAACTCAATTAGATGTTCTGTGAGTTCTTTAATCATTTTTATCGCTTGATTGTGACGCACCAAAATAAAAACTAATGATCGCCGATGCCAAACCGCCTAAATATCCGAGCACAAGAGAAACTATAGTGTCTGAGTTTTGATCGGGTGGCATAAGCGTGACTGTAAATATATAACCGAGAAAGCCAACTATGATTAGAATACCAACTATTCTGCTTGTCCAATCTTTTGAAAAAGCCTTCCTAGCATCTTGTATGTCCTCTGTCTCAAGCTTAAATACATCTACCTCAAGCTCTTTCATTTTAACTTCAAAGTCGGTTTCTGCTTTCTTGAGTTCAAGCATTTGCTCTGGTGTAGCATTATCCATAGCTTGCTGTATTGACTTTGAATCATTCTTACAACCCAATACATCTGCAATCATGTTTGCTGCCATACCACCCATCGGGCCACCCAATGCTGTTCCAAGCGTAGGAGCAACTGTGCCCACAATGTTTTTTAGTAAATCTTTCATTTTGTTTTGTGTGTTTTTACTACTTCAAATTCTGCGGTTTGACTTGCCCCATCATGGGGCACAAACTTACCCTTGTTTTTCATAAGCTTAAAAGTTCTACCACTTTTCATAAAATGAAAACCTTTTGGTGCTTTTACTTTCTTCTTCACTTCTTTTTCTTTTTTCTGAGTTTTGCGAAATCAGCAGCAGTAATTTTATTTCTAGGCTTTGCAACTCTAGCTAATTTTTTTTGTTTTGGTGAGTATTTTTTAGATGGCATATTGTTTCTCTCTTTTTTTGCTCTAATAAAAATTTCCAAAAATATGCGGTTTGTTTTCTTTTATCTTCCGCACTTAACTTTTTTACCACTAATACCTTTTCATCCTAGTGACTTTTACCTTTTTCTTTTTCATTTTAGGTTTCATTGACTTTTTATTTTTATGTCCAGGCATATTTTCTCCTTATATTGTTTGTTAAGTAATTTATAACAATTCTAACCCATATTTGTAAGAGATAGCACTATTCTTTAAATATTTTTATCCAGAAGTTTGCATGATAGTTATGGTTGTTGATGAGCCTCCGTTTATTTTTACTACATTAGACACACCATCTTGTACCAATATAACTGTATAGCTGCCAGAGCCGTCAAGATTTAGTTTGGCACTTTGGCTAACTGTTCTGTTAAGACTGATATTTTGACCTGATACTATTGTTGTTATCTGTGTATCTTTATCTTGACCAATCTCTGTACCAGTTATTCTAATACCTACACCACCTTGTTGGAGTGCATCCTCTTGTTTTTCTATAGCTAGTGCGTCCAACACATTTAACAAGTCCTCAAGAAAGTTTACGTCTAAATAGTTGACATCTAGCTCAGTAAACTCAAGTTCCTCCTCTGCATCCAAAAAATCCTCATTCAAGTAATCAATATCAAGATCATTGAAATCTAAATAGTCTGCCGATTTAGTTTGTTCTTCTTGCCCTGTTATGTCTGTTGTTTTTTTTGGAGGGTTTACTATCAACATATTGTCTATCTGATCTAGTGTTATATCCAAAATGACAGGCTTTGTTGGCGCTTGTTCAAAACCACTAGCAACAGTAGATTGATATGGTTTGTTCAAAACAACTAAGCCCATAGCAGTTTCTACTGTAATTTCGCCACTTGATGTGCCATCTATGTCAGGTAACAAAATGACTAATGATCTGCCAAGCTCGTCCACAGTGATAGTAAAGTCTGTGCCTCTGATACCAATCGTTGCACTGTTCGTGCGTATCTTTATATTTTTCTTGCTTACTTTATTTAGTTTACCACTAACAAATCTTGCAGTTCCTTTTGCAAAGGTAAGGGCCATCTTGGATTTATCGGGGTTGGGATCAAATACAAACTCATCAATCAGCACTTGAGAGTTTTCTGTAAGTCTTATTTGTGTTTCATCAATAAACGTAATACCCATACGACCATTAGCAGTTTCTACTTTGTCATAACTGAGTATGCCAAACTCAAGTTCAGCACCATAAGGTTTGTCTCTAAGAACTTGTGCGTTGCCTCTTAGTTCAGATATTGCTCCTATCTCAACAGACGAATGAAGTAGTTGAGTCTGACTGAGTAACACAAACTGTGCCATTAGAGCCAACAGACGTAATCTTGAGCCAGTCATTATCTTGGGTTGATTCTTGGTCTATGTTGAATGTTCTTGAACCTCCTGTATGGTCTAAGTAAAAATATCCACCAGCATATCCATCACCATCATAAGTAACAGTATTATCATTACCATCAATATCCATGTAATTAGTTGCACCATCTACATCTATAGCTGCTGTAATGCTATTACCTCCACCTTGTATGATCCAATCTAAATCAAGGTTTGCTGCTAGTGCAGTCATAGCATGATTTAGTGTCATGGTGTTGGTATTACCCGTAACTTGTACGTTTACATTAGAACCATCAGCACCAGTAGCATTGGTTTCATCTGTAGACATGTTAAAAGTATTGCTATCTCCTATGAAAGAAAAGTAACCTGTATAGGTGTCAGCCCATATATCGCCTAAAAACTTATTTGATGCTCCTTTTTGCAAAACATCAAGTGTCATGGTAGTTCCATCTAAATCAAGAGCAGTCATTGATCCGGCAGAAGCGTCAGCACCACCAATGATGTTTCCGCCTCCACCAACTTGTTCTATATCCAAGTTAGATGTAGCACCTGACTGATCTATGAATATTTCATTGTCAGCCCCGTATATTAGCGATGCACTCATCATCGCAATCAGGCTCACTAATATCAGTTTTTTTATATTTCCAATAGCCTTCTTCATAACCCTCCTCTATTGTTTCTAAAACTGCCGTCTCTACCGCCATCTGTAAAGCATAGTTTATTGACTCATTTTCTACTATACCGCTCTCTATTTCAACCAGTTCGGTATTGTTTGCATAAAATCTAAACACATCCGAAGATACAGCAGCACTTAATATTGACTTACTTACTAAGACCTCTATCAGTATCTTACCGGTCAAAACAGATACAGTTCGTAAGGATATGGTTACTGAGTCTTGTCTGTATTCTTTAGAAGCACCTATACCCAAATATCTTGCACCAGCTCCACCTGATTTGACATTAGTTTCATAGGTAACAACTCCACCCTCCATTAACAAACCAGCAAACAGTAAAGGTTTTAGCTGCTGTTTCTCATCAAAAGTTTCTCTTGCAGAACGAATGATTTGTCTTTCTTTGGTAAGGTGGTCTAGTCCTGTACGCTCTACAACATCAAACACACCAGAATGTTGCAAGGCCCTAATCAAATAAGCATCGGGTGATTGTGTGATAGCCGTACTAAAACTTGCATATTGACTATTGCTTCTGCGCTGTCCTGTATTATCTCCAAAAGAACCGGGGTACACAGCTACTATAGGTTTGCGTTCGGGTACAGGCACTTCTGATAGTTTGGTCAATAAAGAACCGACCTGTGCTGACTCAATATTTCTTACGGGTGGTACTCCATTGTCTAATGGCGGTATGATTAAGGCGCAACTAGAAAGTAAAAGAACCGAGAGGTACAGTAATCTCTGTTGTATTGCCTTCTTCATCTGTAATTATCAGTGTTACCTTATCGTCCTCTACCCTATATTCTATGGTGTTGCCTTGTAATTCTAAAGTGCCAAACTCAGAAGCAGTCTCACCAAATAAACTATCAACCAACTGTCTGCTTAGTTGTGCGTATATTCTACTCTCTAAATTACGTATAAATCTTGCAAGAGTAGTATTATCAGCTTCTCTCTCTAAATCTTCTACATAAGCTTTTA